TTTCTTCTACAAATCCGAGTGCTTTACCTAAGTTGTCAATAAGGTTTTTATACTTATCTTCTACTTCGTTTTTTTCCACTCTGAATTTTGCAGCTTCTTTATTAGCTCTTTGTATTCGCTTATCAAGTTCATCATCAGATGTTTGGTCAGCATTGACTACTTCTTCTGATTCAGTAACTGTTGCTTCTTCTATCGCAGATTCCGCAACGCTCTCTACATCGCTAGACTCTTGCACTTGTTCAGTTTTTTCTTCTGACATTATCACTACTCCTGTTAGTTATTTAATTACATCGACCTGTCGATGTAGTGCTTACTGCTATATAATAGACTTACT